TAAAATTACGAAAACTCTTTAACAATGGCTATTCAGAGGATATCAAGATCATTTAAAGATATTAGTCTATCATTTGAACCTCATCCCGTTACAAAGGACCTTCCTATTTTAAAGAATGAGAACGCAATTCGTCGTTCTGTAAGAAATATCGTGCAAACAATCCCAACAGAGAGGTTTTTTAATTCTTTGTTAGGATCTGATGTAAGAAGAAGTCTATTTGAGTTTGTTGATTTTGGTACAGCATCTGTTATTCAAGATCAAATTTTAGTCGCAGTAGAAAACTTTGAAGAAAGGGTGGAAAACCTGCAGGTTATCGTAGATCCCATTCCTGATGATAATACTTTTAATGTGACAGTTATATTTGATATCATTGGTCAAGAGTTTCCAACACAAGAATATTCGTTCCTCTTAGAGGCAACAAGATAAAATGCCTTTTACAAAGTACGCAAATCTGGATTTTGATCAGATAAAGACTTCCATCAAAGATTATCTTCGTGCAAACTCTACGTTCACGGATTTTGATTTTGAAGGATCTAACTTTTCTGTTCTGATAGACACATTAGCATATAACAGTTATATTACAGCATTTAATTCAAACATGGTTGTGAACGAATCCTTCCTGGATTCTGCAACTTTAAGAGAAAATGTCGTCTCTCTTGCCGGAAATATTGGTTATACACCACGTTCTAGAACTGCATCGACAGCACAAATATCCTTTAATATAACAACAACCGTAAACACCCCTACATTGACCCTGAAGGCAGGTATAGTATGTGTAGGTAATACTAATGATACCTCACACACTTTTGCAATATCAGAGGACATCACGGCAAATACTGTAAGTGGTCCAACCAATAGTAATGGAGATCCTACATTTATTGCATCATTTAACAATATTAATGTTTTTCAAGGAATATTTTTAACTAAACAATTTTTATATGATGGATCTTTAGATCAAAGATTTGTTTTAAATAATTCATTTATTGATACTTCAACCTTAAAGGTATATATTAGTAAATCTCAAGGTACTCTAGGAACAGAATATTTCTTATCAGAAAATATTTTTGATGTTGATAAAAACACCAGATTATTTTTTATTAATGAGATTCAAGATGAAAAATATGAATTAAGATTTGGTGATGGAATCATTGGTAAAAAGTTAGGTGATGATGGTGATGGAACATATATCACTGCAAATTACATTGTAACTGATGGAAGAGATGGTAATGGTGCTTCCAATTTTTCCTTCTCAGGAACCTTAGAAAGTTCTACTGGACAAATAGTAGATCCAGGAACAATAACTATTACAACCAATCAATCTTCAGATAATGGTGGAGATATTGAACCTATAGATTCCATTAAGTATTTTGCCCCGAAGTTATATTCTTCTCAATATAGAGCAGTTACATCTAGAGATTATGAATCTATTATTAAAAAAATATATCCAAATACAGAATCTGTTTCTGTAGTTGGAGGCGAACAATTAGATCCTCCACAATTCGGTACAGTACAAATTAGCATCAAACCAAAGAATGGAAGTTTTGTTTCCGATTTTAATAAAGAGCAAATTTTATCAAGACTGAAGCAATACACAGTATCTGGAATAAATCAAAAATTAACAGACCTTAAAATTCTTTATGTTGAATTAAATAGTTCTGTTTATTTTAACTACTCGCAAGTATCAAAAGAAAATACATTAAAAACTTCTGTTATAGATTCTCTTGAGAGTTATTCAAAATCTTTAGATTTGAATAAATTTGGAGGAAGATTAAAGTATAGTAAATTACAACAAGTTATTGATAATACTGACACTGCTATTACATCAAATATAACAAAAATTATTATTCGTAGAGATTTAAAAGTAGTAGTAAATACACTTGCTCAGTATGAGTTGTGTTATGGAAATCGTTTTCATGTAAATTCTGAAGGAAGAAACATAAAATCTACCGGATTTAAAATATTCGGAGAATCTTCTAAGGTCTATCTAACAGATATTCCAAATATTTCTACAAATAATGAGACAGGATCTCTATCAATATTTAAAATAGATTCGAACGGAAATAAAGTTATTGTTAGTAAGGATGTTGGAACGGTTGATTATAAAAAAGGAGAACTTATTTTTGGACCATTGAATATTGTAGAAACAGATGTTTCTGGTGATGTAATTGAAATTCAGGCTTTTCCAGAATCTAACGATGTTGTTGGATTGAGAGACTTGTATATTTCATTAAACGTTTCTAAAAGTACAATAAATATGGTAAGAGACGTGATTGCTTCCGGAGATGAAATATCAGGGTCTAGATTTGTTAATGATTTTTACACTTCAAGCTATTCAAACGGAAATTTAATAAGAGAGTAATATGATACAAACTGGAATTGAATCTAGAGTTAAGATTCAGGACATCATTTCAAATCAACTACCAGAATTCGTTTTGGATGAAAGTCCAAAAACGGTTGACTTTTTAAAGCAATATTATATTTCTCAAGAATATCAAAGTGGTCCAATTGATATTAGTGATAATTTAGATCAATATTTAAAACTTAGTAATCTAACTCCAGAAGTAGTTGTTGATAGTACTACATTAAATTCTACTATAACATCCACCGACACTACAATTAGTGTTTCTAGCACTAAAGGATTTCCAAATCAATATGGACTTTTAAAAATTGATGATGAGATTATTACCTATACTGGAATAACTGCGAATAGTTTTACTGGATGCATACGCGGTTTTAGTGGAATAGTAAAATATCGTCAAAGTTTAAATCCAGAAGAATTATCATTTTCATCATCAACTGCTGCAGAACATCAATCAAATTCTAGTATACAAAATTTAAGTTCTCTCTTCTTGAAAGAATTTTATAAAAAGTTAAAGACTACTTTTACTCCAGGATTAGAAAATATTTCATTTGTAGAAGATATTGATGCTGGAAACTTTATAAAAAGATCCAAAGATTTTTATGCATCAAAGGGAACTGACGAGTCAATAAAAATTCTTTTTAAAGTTATTTTTGGAGAAACACCTTCAGTTATAAACTTAGAAGATTATTTAATTAAACCATCCTCTTCAAATTATATAAGAAGAGAAATTTCAATTTTGGAAGCAATTTCTGGTGAACCTACAAAGATTGTTGGACAAACTTTAATTAAAAGTACTGATGAAAATACAACTGCTTCTATTTCTTCAGTAGAACCATTTTCTAGAAAAGGAAAAACTTTTTATATAGTTGAACTATATGTTAGTAACGATGGAAGATCTTCTGTAGAAGGCAATTTTGCAATTACACCCAATACAAAATTGATTGAAGATGTATCTGTAGGAGATACTATTTTAACAGTAGACTCCACTATCGGTTTTTCTGAATCCGGAACTTTAATATCCGGATCTAACACTATTTCATATACAGGAAAAAGTGTTAATCAATTTTTTGGATGTACTGGTATTGATGATAATATAACTAAGACAACAAATATTAGATCGAATGATACATATTTTTCTTATGAGGATGGAGATACATCAAAAAAAGTTGAATTAATACTTCTTGGAGTTATTGATACTTTTAATAAAAGAGGTGAAGATTTTAACATAACGGAAAATGAAACAATATTTGTTAAAAACCTTGGAGATAAGATAAAGAATAATAATTCTAATTGGAAAGAAATTTTTGCAAATTCTTTTATATACAATACTAGTGCAAGGTATGAGGTTGTAAACAATAGTAAAATTCAGTTAGGGTCTCCTATTGATAGATCTAGCCTGAAAATAGGAGACGAAGTTGAAATATTAGAGAGAGATAGTGAAGTTTCATATTCAAATTCAACTTACATTTTCAATATTGATACTTCAGCAAACAGTTTAGAATTGAAAAATGTTCCACAAATTGGAGGAATTTCTCTCTTTAAACTTGATAAAAAATATGATATAAGAAGAAAATTAAATAAAACATCAGAATCAGGAATTAATTTTGTAAGTAATTCTTTGATGTCAGATATATTAAATGTATATTTTGAAGAGGATGAGTATGGATATGTATCTTCCAATTCACTTCCTTCCAGTGTAAACAATAATTTTGAAGATGATAGTGAAAATGTAATAAAGAATTATCGTTTAGATATTAATTCTAATCTAAAATCTGTTAGCATTGCAAGCACCGTAAACTTAGTGGATGAATCTCCCAGCGGAATATTTAATTCTATAAGTGTTGACAATTTACCTTTCATAACAGGAGACGAAGTATTATATTCTTTTGAGAGTGATGCTTTAGTTGGATTATCTACTGGAACCTATTTTGTAGAAAAAATATCAGATAAAAAATTTAAACTATATTCTTCAAGATTTTTAATACTATCCGGAAACAATGAAACATTCCAGATACCAAACTCTGGTATAGGAACCCATACTTTTCTTTTAAATTCTCAAAGAGATTTGAATTTTGGAATACAAAAACTTTTGAGAAAATTCCCATTAGAAAAAAATATTGAAGACGGTTCTGAAACTTCTACAATTCCAGGAACCACAGGAATGTTAATTAATGGTGTTGAAATTAGTAATTACAAATCCACCGATGTAATTTATTATGGACCAATTGAAAATGCAAAGGTTTTGTCTGGTGGAGAGAATTATGATGTAATTAATCCACCAATCGTTGAAGTTTCGGTAGGTGCTGGCAATACTGCAAAAATACAACCAGTTATTAGTGGAAAATTTGAAAAAATATATGTAGATAGTCAGGATTATAATATTGAAGAAATTGCTTCCATCGATATTGTAGGTGGAAATGGAAAAGGTGCTGTTATTGAACCAATATTAATTTCCAAATCAAGAGATGTTTTGTTTAATGCAGATGAATTTTCTGAAGGAGGTGGAGTTAGTGAAACAACTAATCAAATAGTATTTTTATCAGATCATAATTTCGTTAATGGACAAGAAGTAGTTTATAATTCTTCGGGTAATACTGCCATAGCAATTGGTACGGCGGGAAATAATTCTAGATTACCTAATAATTCATCATATTTTGTAGAGGTTACTAATAATACAACAATAAAATTATATTTTAATCTGAGTGATCAACAAGAAAAAATTAATCCTGTTGGAATTTTTACAGGTTCTTTTGGAATTCACAAGTTTTCAACTAAATCTTCCACAAAACAACTTAATAATATAAAAATAATTGATGGTGGAGAGGGTTATGCTAATAGAAAATTAATTGTCAATCCCACTGGAATATCTACAACAGAACACACGGTTAACTTTAATAATCATGGATTTAATAGTGGTGAAATTGTGGAGTATGATTTTGAAACCACTCAAATTTCTGGAATTTCAACAGCAAATCAATTTTATGTTTTAAAGGTTGACAATAATGCGTTCAGATTATGTAATGCTGGTGTTGGTGGAACCATATTTTCAAATTATGAACAAGGAAACTATGAAAAATTCAATAGTACTGGATCTGGAGAACAATATTTCAAATATCCAGATATTTCAGTTTCTATTAAATATACTACTGCGGGAATTGGAACAACCACTCAAACACTTGAAGATTTGGTAGTAACTCCTGTGGTAAAGGGAGAAATTATAGATGCATATGTTTATGAACCAGGAACTGGGTATGGATCAACAGTTTTAAATTATGAGGATAAACCAACAGTAACTGTAAAGAATGGAACACTTGCTCAAATTAAACCAGTTGTTGTAGATGGTAAAGTCATTAATGCTACGATTAGTTATAGTGGTATCAATTATTTTTCTGTTCCGGATTTAGTAGTTTCTGGATCTGGAATTGGAGCAGAATTGAGGGCAATAGTTAATTCTAATGGACAAATATCTGATGTTAAAGTTATCAATACTGGTATTGGATATTCTCCTTCAAACACTAGTGTTGATGTTGTTTCATCAGGAAAGAATGCATTTATAGATTTAGGAATAAGAAAACTAACCGTTGATATTAACCAGAGATTTAATAATGGAGAAATAGTATTACCAGGAAAAGATAAACTTCAGTATTCAGTCTCAAAATATTTTGAAGGTCTAAGAAATTCATTCTTAGAAGATGGTTCCGAGTCTGGAATCATAGGATGGGCATATGACGGAAATCCAATTTACGGACCAACTGGACGTGTAAATCCAAATAGTGACTTATCTTCAGATGTAAAATCATTAGAATCTGGATATGTACTTGATACATCAAATGTAACAGATAGACCAGTTGGATTTTCCAGTGGATTTTTTGTGGAGGATTATAAATTTAATGGAAGTGGTGATCTGGACGAATACAATGGAAGATATGAAAAAAATAAACAATATCCGAACGGAGTATATGCATATCATGCAACAGTAAATGAATTTCCATACTTTATAGGTAATAAGTATAAATCCAAATTAATTTCAGATTCTGATTTAGATCAATCATTCGATTTTAATAATTCTAATTTATTGAGGAATACTCAACCTTATAAAGTATCGGAAGAAAATGCAGACTATGATTTTATTAATGAAACAAATGATGTTTTAGATCAAAAAATAAAAGTTTTATCAGTAACATCTGGTTCAATAGAAGCAATAGAAATACAAAACGCAGGTAATAATTATAAAGTCGGAGATAAATTGATATTTGATGAGGATGATACTTCTGGAAGTGGATTGAATGTTGAAGTAAATTCTATAAAAGGTAAAAGTATTGCAGATATAGTTACAAATTCAACATTGAAATTAAATTCTACCTTTACATGGCAATCTAATGAAAAAATAAAAGTTACAATATTACCTAAACATGATCTATCGAATTTTGATTTTGTTACAATATCAGGATTTTCTACTAACTTAGCATCTTTGAATGGAACTCATCAAATTACAGTTCCATCTTATGCAAACGGAAGATGTCTTTCATCAATAACAAGCGCATCTTCTGCAGGATTTACAACAGAAATATATGTTGCACCCATCCCCGAACAAATTTCTGTTGGAAGTAGTATTGGAATTGGAACCGAAACACTAAAAGTTCTTGGTATATTTAAAAATGAAAATATTTTAAGAATTGAAAGAGGAGTAGTAGGACTATCACATACTGTTGGAACTGCAGTATCTTTCTTACCGGATTCATTTGTAATTTCAAAATCTGTAGATAAATTTGATTCCAAACTTGATAATGAAGTATTTTTCAATCCTAAAGAATCTATTGGAGTATCTACTATAAGTGGTGTTGGTTATTCGACTTCATTTGTTTTTGGAAATATTACCGTAAATAGAGATATACCATCCAGAAGTATTGCGATTGAAAATCATCCATTCACAACAAATCAAAGTGTTGGATTTAATACTAATGGGTTAAGCAGTCTAGAAGTATCTACTGATGGAACTCTTGCATCGGCAGTTTTTATTGATACTTTCCCAAGTCTTTTTGTTATTAATAAAAATCCAAATCTTATTGGATTAAAAACTGCTATTAATGGAGAAGAGTTATTTTTCCATAATAATGGTGATGATAACGATGGATATTCTTTAAATACAAATAATACTAAAGTATTGGGTGATGTTGAAAAAAATGTAGTAACTGTTTCAGTTTCTACATCTCATAATCTTCAGAATGGAGATATTATTAACTTAAATGTGCAACCAAATCTTTCTGTTGGTGTTGGAGATTCTACTTCTGTCAAAGTTATTTACAATTCTAATATTGATAATATTGTTGTAAACCCCATTGGATTTAATTCGACTGGTGTTAGCACAACCACAAATGAAATTACAATTATAAACCACGGTTTGAAAACTGGAGATAAAATTCTTTATAATGATGATTCTACGGAAAAAGAATATTTTGTCTCTAAAATTAGTAATAATAGGATAAATTTGTGTGAAACTTTCCTTGATACTAAACAGATTCCCCCAACAGTTGTTTCATTTGCATCGACTGGAGGTTCTGATCAAAAGATATCTTTAATTAATCCCAAATTGAATCCGGTTAAAAATAATAATTTGGTATTCGATCTTTCGGATTCTAGTTTAGTTGGATATAATTTAAAAATTTATACCGATTCCCAATTAAAAAATGAGTTTGTATCTACAGGAAATACTAACACATTTAGTGTTTCTAGAACTGGAATTGTTGGAAATTCTTCTGCGACTTTAACACTAACATATGATGATAAAATTACACAAGAATTATATTATGGTTTGGAAAAAGATGGAGTAGTAGTCAATTCTGATATTGATGTCAAAAATTATTCAAGTATTCAATATGTTGAAAGTGCTTATAATGACACATATACTATATCAGGAGTAGGAGTAACAAACTTTAATTTAAATATAAGTAATAGAGCAGAAAAATCATCTTATATTTCAACAGAATGTGATATTTTAGAATATTCTACAACATCTATTTCTACAACAGGACCAGTAAAATCACTAAAAATTATATCATTTGGTTCTGGATATAAAAAATTACCAACTTTAAAATCTACAAATTCAACTTCTGGAATAGATTTAATTGTAAATACAAAATCAAATGCTATTGGCGTACTAAATGAACAGGAAATTATTAATAATAAATTTACATATTCTTCAGATAAAACATTAAGACCCATAGCAAATGTTTCTCCAAATATTAAATTGACGGATTTTAATATTTTGGATAAATTAACTATTATTAATGGAGGATCTGGTTATACCTCTCCACCTTTATTAACTCTTGTAAATTCTTTCAGTAGAGAAGTAATACCCAATTCTGGATTATTACGTGCAGAGTTGAGTGGATCTTCACTTTCTTTTGTAGATATTGAAATATCTCCAAAAGGTCTTCCAGATGATATTATAGAAGTATTTGCTACCAATAACACTAATGGAATTTCAATTGAAAAAGTAGAATCGGTATCTTCTCAAGAATTT